TTGTCGCCTACTTTATATTTTTTAAAGTTTTGACTGAAAGAACCACCTTTATTACCAGCTTTTGCCTGTTTGACATTCATCTTCATCATGGCATTTTTACTACCTACTGCCTGTACAACCCCATTAGGATCTTGATAATAATATTGTGACCCACCACTACCCTTCATAGTGAATTTTGCCTCATAAAAGTCTTTAAATGTCATTAACTTAATCCCCTATTTTTTCTTTTTGTATCTGTGGTTCTTGCACGATCTAACATACGATCATGTTTATCGGCATCACTCTTTTTTTCGCGGTCAATTTTAGCTTTTGCACGATCCACTTGCTGTTCACCATACATTTGCTTCAATTTTTTAGTATGCTTAGATGGTTTAGTCTTTGCTTCTTTATCACCTGGTGCAGGTTTATATGCAGAAGGATCGTCATCATCCATCTTAGCTTGTTTCTTAAACTGAGCATCTCTTTTCTGCTTAGTAGACTTCTTAAGTCCCTTATGATATATTGCAGGTTGTGAACCCTTTTTATCACCAATATCAGAATCTTCTTTACCTTCTACTTGCATAGCATCGGGTAAACGCTCGATATCATTAATCCATTTACGGTATTTACCACCATTCATTTCTACTAATACGTAGTTAGAACCACAGAAAAGAACTGTACCAATCTGGTCATTTTCTTTTACTACAACTAGATCACCCTCTTTATAGAGTTCGCCATTTACGTACTCTTCTCTTTTTTCAGATACTGATTCTAGTTGGATATGTGAACGGTAGTCGTATGATTCTTTAAGACCCATACCTTTACGAACATCATTGAAAAGCTTTTGGCTATCTTTGAATCCGCTTGGCATACCTTTTGAAAATGCTTGGAAGTCGTTATCAGCTGCAGCAGCTCTAAGTTTAGAGGCTGACATACCAGAAGCGCCTTCACCATCTGGATCTCTTTGACCAGCTGATACTACAGTAACACCACCCTCAAAGTTATAGAATCCATGGCGGCCTTTTCTATTATTATACTTATTTGCTAATACTTCGTATTCTTTAACACGATCAGAACCAGCAACAATTGTTAATCTTGTAAAGCCTTCATCGTAACACGTTGTAAGCAAATCAAATAGAGTACGAACCTTAGGTGCATACATAATTGACCGTGCATATCTTGGAAACATTTTACGGAGATACTTGACCTTGGTCTTATAGTCCAAGGGATCTGTCTTTGGCTTATTTGTTTGAGATGCGTATACTCGAAAACTATTACCAGAAGCTACCTTATTTACAGCAGCAAATAGCTTTTCGTGACCAATTGTTGGAGGGTTATACCTACCCCAAGCAACAGTTAGGTCTTTAGTTTCTTCGGTAACATATTGAGTAAAGGATTTGAATTGCACTCTACTTCCCCTTATTTTGAAGCTTAGTGCGGTCCTTTTGTCTTACTTTGGGAAGAAGTTTCTTAGCCAAACGTAGAATAGCACCTTTGCGCTTTGCTACTTGTTTTTCTAAGTTAACCCTTGAACCGTAAGATAAGTCACCCTTTTGCTTGTTCTTAAGAATTTTTTTAACTATTAAATTTTTAGCCTGCTTTAGAGCACGACCCTTAAGAACTTCTGCGGATGCCATCCTACGCATAGAACGCTTACGACCCAATTGGATCTTAGCTTTGTTTCTACGCAAGGCTTGTTTTAATTTCATACGTTGTTGAACGTTGAGTGCCTCATCAACTGAGACCTCTTCGTGTATTTCAACAAACTGTTTAAACTTTATCATTTCCGCTCTTTCCATTAGGATCGGGACACGGTGTCCCAGCCTTTAATCACGTCTGGTGAAAAGTTGTTAGAAGAGAATTCCATTCTATCTACTAACTTAACTGCTCCACCTTTCAATTTGTCAATAGCTACATAACCTTCAACACCAGTTACTTCGTAGCCATTTTTCTTTTTAATAAACGTATTCATTTTGCTTAGTCTATTAAGTTTATTTATAAGTTTTAATTTCCCATCTACAATAGCATTTTGTAAATCAAAAATAAGTTTTAGGTTAGCTTTATTGGCAGGTGAAAAGAATTTAAGTAGATCATCTCGCTTAGCAATCTGAGTTTGTTTACCTTTTTCACTAGACCTTTTATCTATTTCCTTACCATATTTATCATTAATATATTTGATCAGTGATGTAACATGCTTAGTTGTATTAACTACCTTCTGCCCTTTACGAACATAAGAGTTATTATGTGTCTCAATGATCTTAGCAATATCTTGATTTTGTTCTATTTGCCGTAGAGTAGAAGAAGCTATCTTTTTGAAAATAGTACCAGCAACACTAAGTGCTTTTGTAACTTCTTCAGTGTCTTTTTTCGTAAGAGTTACTGTACCTGATAGGTCTCTAAGTGTAGCATCTTGGGCCCACATACCTTTAGCACCATTCAACTGTTTCATATCTACAGAGAAAGAAGCCTTCATTTCTTCAAAGGTTTTTCCTTTGTATGTTGTGTGCCAGACGATTCCAATGTTCGCTTTGCTAATTTCTTTCGCCATTGGTGTTCCCGTAGGCACAGCATAAACAATCGTATTCGGGTGGAAGGTGATATATTCTTGTCCATCGATCTTATCCTTTTTGAGATCGCTTTTGACAAACATAATATCTCCCTGAATAACATCCTTGATGTTGGCAGATTTCAAAGCATCAAAAGCTGCTTTTAATTTATCAGATAAATCTCCTGATGTATCTGCATCGATATCGGCATGTGACTTATATACCTTAGGGGTTGCATTAAACACGCCCTTTTTAGCTACAAAGAACTGACCATCACCAGGATCCTTACCAGCAAAAACTGCAGGTGCACCATCCCATTTAACTGTAACATCTACTGATTTACTTGCATTGCCAGCTAACATATCACGTAAAGAACGTAATGCAAGAATAGCATCTCTTGCACCTTTAACTCCACCGTAAATAACTTGGTCTTCCAAGTGCATCATGTGTGTATTTTTTTGTTCTGTAAGAACGTGACTTTTGAATCCTTTTAGCATTATATTACCTTAGTGTTTCTGTTTTTAGTGGCTGTAAGCTTAGCTACAATAAAGAATCGAGCAGCCTTAATACCAAACTGGTTTTTAGCTTGTTCTGGTCTTACATAATAATACGGTTCGTAATCCATCTTTGGAATACCACCGTGATACTCTGTATGATTTGATGTAATTGTATAGACTGGAATACCGTCTTTCATACTTAAACGCTTAAAGTTCATAGGACCTTGAAATAGTACATCAATATTCTGTCTACTATCTGGGTTTTTACCATATTGTTTACCAAATAGTGTCATATTGATAATTTTTTTATCAGTGACTTTACGAGCAAATGCTGTTTTAGGTGGAAGAATTGGCAGTGACCCACCAGTTAATGCTTTTAATTCTTTCTTTACATCATCAACAAACTTAAGCATGTCTTTAGAGTTTGTAAACTTAAGTTCTGGCATTCCACCATATTGTTGAAAGTGATTTGCTTTACTACCAAGCTTATGAGAAATCCAAAAGACTTCTTTATCAGTAGGACTTACCATATGAAAATCAGACTTTGGAACACCTGGTGTTGTTACAATATCAATTACTTTTTCTGTCTTCTTACCAATCTTAATGTAGATAAAAGGTACTGATTCTTTTTCTAGAATTTTAGTAAATTTGCTTTTAAGATCAGCTAATGCGGCATCTTCACCTTTGGTACCAGAACCAGATCCTTTACCACCAAACTCAGGTGATTTAGCAAGATCTTTAAGACTATAGTCTTTGCCATCAGAGCCCTTAAAGGCGATAGCATTCATAGTCTTTTTGTCTCCAGAATCTAGAGCTTTTTTATAATCATTTAGTGATTGTCCCTTTTGCAGTGTTACAGTCTTTGCGTTATCTTTGTATAGCAAAAACGGATCACCATCTTGAATTTTTTTGATTAGTGTATTGGCCCTACCTTCACGGCCAGGTTTTAACAGTTGATCTGCTGAAAGTGGGACAAAGCCTTCCATTAAAAACCTCTTGAAACTGAGCATTGCATATTGTTCCTATTATTATAGTGTTACATGTATTTATAATAAATCAGACTCCCAAATCTCATCTGCGTATCTCTTTTGTAAGCGATATGCTTCTTTTTCCCAAGGTAAATTCCAATAATCAGTGTCTTCAGGAATGTTTCTACCTTTCCAACATGGGTCAATACCATTGATTTCATTACGTGCATACTGCTTGACATGGATCATTTCATGACAAATAGTAGTTACGAGGTTTTGCAAATTAATCTTCTTATCAATTTCTAGTTCAAATGTTCTATTGTTATCAGTCATCATTGCATAATCGACAGCATCAGATTTAATGTCACATATAACAACTTCAATATCAAGTGTTCTCATACGGGGCATTAGCTTCTTAATCATAAAAGCTATAGTTTTATGTGCGATGTCTCTTTGAAACCTATTGCCACCAGATACTTCAACAAGATTAGTCATGTATGCGTTTTCCTTTTTCTTTTAGTTGATGTAATACTAAAGTCCAATACTCTTTAGCCCATTTCTGATTTTTATTAAGTGAGTTAAGGAGTGTTATAACGTTTTCTATACGTCTTTGCCATAATGCATCTACCACTATGCTGCCTCCTTAAACCAGCGTTTCAATGTAGCAATATCAATCCCAAGAGATGCAGCTAGTTTAGCCTCTTCTTCTTGAGCTAGCTTTTCCTGCTGTTCATGAAACTCTTGATCATTCTTCATAGTCTCACATGCGCTGTCAATTTCTTTATTGAGCTCTTCGTCAGACATTTTAGAGAAGTCTATAGATCTGGCATATGATTTGCTATATGCATCAGCAATACAATAATAAGCTGACTCTTCTAGCTGAATACGTTGAAACTCTTTGAGAGTACCAGTAGGAACTCTTTCATTCCAATATTGAGTATTTCTGGTAGATACTAAAGATCCCATCCAGCAACCAGGCTGTTTTGAGAATTCTTTAGCTTCTCTACGTTGAGCATTAATATAGTCTCTAAGAGCTTGTTCCATTATCCTACCTCTGCATATCCAAAGTCAGTGTTGATTTGTTCAAAGCCAAAGTTAGCAACAATATATGTATCAGCTTGATCGTCAACTAAGAGATCTCCAACTGATACTGAGTGCATTGAATTGTAACGAGTATACTTTTCTTCAGGACCAACGTTGCCAATTTCGAAAGCATCGTTAAGTGTGTCACAATCAAGATCAGCAACATGGACATATTTGTCAAGGTGATCTTTAGGTTGAAACTTACCTATACCATACATAAATGATACGTCTGGGTAGATAGCTTTTTGGTCCTTAATTTGGTAAACTTTAATCATAGTATTTCCTTCCTTTTATCATTTTATAAGTATATTATATCATACTTTT